ACAGCGGCGCGACGTTGAACACGCGCCCCGGTGCCAATACCTACGCCAACAAGCTTCAGTTTAGCTCTGGTCCGACCCAAATCAGTATCGGTGCCAACCAGCAGGTTATAGACGACCTGCTCTGGCGCAGCGACGCCGCCAGCGTGCCGTTCGTGGGCGACATCCGCGCGTATACACGCATGCCCGCGAGCGATGTGCAGGCGCAGTTCAGCCGCAACACCGGTGCCACAAACTTCTCAGCCGTGGACGAGCCGCAGCAGAACGGCGCGACGGACTATGTGTTCTCCGCTACCGCAGGGCAGAGCGACCTCTATGGCATCGCCGCACTTGCTGCGACGCCCGCATCCGTCGTGGCGGTGACCACGCGCGGCTTCGTGCAGAAATCGGACGCAGGCACACGCAACGGTGCGGTGCAGATGAAATCAGGTAGCACGACAGTGCAGAGCACCAGCATCGCACTGAGCACATCATGGCAGTGGCTGTGGCGCACTGACGCGACGGACCCTGCGACCGGCAGCACATGGACGCCGGTTGCAGTCAGCAACGTAAACATCGGGCCGGTGGTGACCGCCTGATGCCAACAACGTGGAACCCCTCCGATCTTGCTAACTGCACACTGAGCGGTGGCAATCTTGTCGCGACCATGACGGGTTCCAACCCTGGCGTGCGTAGCCTGGATCGTGTGCTGACAACTGGTAAATACTACTGGGAATGTGCGTTTACCACGCTGACGAACGCTGCTACTGGCGTGTGTCTCGGCACGGCGACATTCGCTGGAATGGCATCGAGCGCACTGCTTGGTGTCGTAGCGTCGCAAGGCGGTATTGTGACGCTGAACGGCGTCAGCCAGGGCAACTTGCTGGGTGCGTTCACCGCAGGCGATGTGTGTTGCATCGCGCTTGATGTAGACAGTAGTCAGGTCTGGTTCAGACGCACAGCAGCCGGAAACTGGAACGGTAACGCCAGCAACAATCCGGCAACGGGTGTTGGTGGGCTTAGTCTGCGTGGGTTCTGTGGTCCGGGTTACGATCTCTATGCGTTTGCCGGTAGTGGTTCAGGTGCAGCCATCACCGCAAATTTCGGTGCGACCGGTTACAGCGGCACGGTGCCGAGTGGTTTCGTCAATATCCCGACAGGCACAGCGGTAGTCACCAACGATGTACTGACACAAGCCGCGCTGGAGCAGTGGGGCAGCGGCACACCTGACATGCAGGCGACGCAGCTTGCTGTTGAGATGTGGGGCAACACACAAACGGTGAACCCACTGATGATCGCTACGCAGTTGGCGCTTGAGATGTGGGCACCGGTTGCTACCGTCACACCCCCAGTCGTGCAGACGCAGGCACGTGCAATGATCTTGGTGTAGAGATGTACCTGCAACGCACACAGAACGGCCTCAACCCGCGCGGTCAGCAGCCGCAGAGCAACTTGCAGACCACGACTGTCAGGTCATTCGAGGGTGGCCTGAACGTGTCTGACACTGACCTCAACATGTCACCGAAGTTCGCACGTATCCTCGACAACATGGAGCGGCAGACGGATGGCTCGTTGGCATTGCGTCCTGGCACGCGTCTGTTCAGCAGTGACCTGTGGGACGTGTCGGTGGATGTCATCAACCACACGTACTTCAATGGCTACGTCATCGCTGTGCAAGTGAGTGGTGCATGGACCAAGGTGGACGGTGCCGGTAACGGTGTGAACATGTCGTTGATCGCTGCACCAGCAGGCACACGTCCGTGGACCAACCCTACTGACTATGCGTCGTTTGCCATCTTCGGCAGTGACCTGATTGGTGTCAACGGCAAGGACAAGCCCATCATTGTCAAGGGCAGGACCACTGATCCTAACTACATGGAGGCACAGTATCTTGTCGATGAGGCGTCTGGCTCGAACATCAACACGCCCATTGGCAAGTATGTGGTGACGTTTGGACAATATCTCATCATTGCAGGAGTGGCGTCGGACCCGAGCACGATCTTCATCTCCGCTCGTGGAACTAGCGGCACGTTCTTTGGAGATGCAGCACCGAATGACGGTGTTAACGTTGACCTCGGTCCTCGCGTGTCACTCGGCAGTAGCACTATCACTGGCCTTGTGGCTTATCGAGACAAGCTGCTGGTCACGTTCGAACGCGGAGTGATACCGCTCAACCTTGGCATCTACACAGGTGACCCTGGTGTGCACACGCCAAGTGATGACGGCTTCATTCAGGAGTTCGGTTGTCTGTGTCACAGGTCACTGGTGTCGGTGGGCGATGACACGTTCTTCAACGACAACATCGGTGTCAACAGCATCAACCGTGTGAACGTGTTCAACACGCTACGTCCGGTGCGGGCCAGTCACCTGATTGATCCACTGACCACTGCCAGCATACAGCCGTTGAGTGAGGCGCAGATACAGAGGTATATGTTCGCCATCTACGACCTCCGCAACTTCCGCTACATGCTGTTCGTGCCGGTGTTCGCAGAAGATGGTGTGACGATCACTGAGACGGTGTGCTACAGCTACACCAACATACCGACACTGAAGGTGCAGGCGTGGGCACGACTGCGTGGTTGGAAGTGGCAGTCGGCGTGTCGAACGAGCTTGCAGAACATCATCTTCAGTCGTGGTGACAGGCTGTACTCGTACGACTTCGACAACCAGTCAACACATGCTGACAGGTTGGGTGATCCTGATGTAGAGGATGGTGAAGGCGAACCCATCGCGTTCGACTGGGAGTTGCCGTGGGCGGACATGAAGCACCGCATGAACATCAAGCAGATACGCTATCTGGCACTCGACACGACAGGCACAGCCAAGTTCACGGTGCGTGCGTACGTGGACAACATCCACAACTACCACAGCGTAGACAGTCCACTGCTGAGCATGCAGTTCACAGGTGGCAGTGCAGGTGGGTATGGTGACACGCCGTATGGTGATGGACCGTATGGTGGTGGACGGCGGTCGTCGGATGAACGGCTGTATGCGTTCGTGGCGAAGTTCAAGATACTGAAGCTGCGGTTCAGCGGCTCGACACGCAACCCGCTGCGGTTCGTCAGTATATCGCTGGGCTACATCCCAGGCAGCATCAGGAGATAGGCATGGTTTCGTTCACCACCAACCTGCGACTGCATGTGCCTGCGTTCGACCAGGACCCGTGGGATGAGGATGTCAACGACAACTGGTACACACTGGATGCGACGGTTGCCAAGTTCTTCGGTGTCGCCAACCTGACTGGTGTGTGGAAGAACGCCACACCGTATGCCAATGGTCAGTCAGCAGTGGACTTCGCAGACGGCAGCATATGGACGTGCAACATCGCACATACCAGTGCTGCGGTGCCGACCACGTTTGCTGAGGACAGGCTAGCCAATCCTGGCTACTGGATAGAGAGTGTGTCCACTGCACAGGAGTATGCACAGGCTGCGGCAGACAGTGCAGGTGCAGCACAGGTGTCTGCTGGTGAGGCTGCTGAGAGTGCGGCTGATGCTGCTGCTGCTGAGGCAGTGGTGAACGGTGCACTGCCAATCACTGGTGGCACCATGACTGGTGAGTTGGTGTTGTTTGGCGACCCAGTGAATGTGTTGGCTGCGGCAACACGCCAGTATGTGGATGCGCGTGTGGGTGGTGTTGGCTACCTGCCGACCACGGGTGGCACGATGACGGGGGCGATCACGTTGGCAGGCAACCCGAGTGGTGCACTGGATGCTGCACCGAAGCAGTACGTTGACTTGTTCATGCCGACTGCTGGTGGCACGTTCACTGGGTCGATCACGTCGAATGGGAACGTGAGTGCTGGCGCTGGTATGTATGCAGCAGGCAGTCCTGGGTACACGCTGGTTAACTCGGGTGCTGCATTCACCTCGGACTCCAACTACACGAACCTCGTGTTCGATAGTGGCAACTGGCGGTGGCAATACAACAGAGCCGCTGGCCATTTGCAGTATGTTCGTGGCAGTGACAACGTGGCGCTTGCAACCATCAACTCTAGTGGCGACATTTCAGCAGTAGGCAATCTCTACGCCAACGCTAACATCTTCTTGGCACGCAACGTTGCAAACAACTTCTACCTCGCAGGTGACGGCAGCAACCTGTACCTGAACTTCGAGAACGGCTACGCACTTGTGTGGAACCGATCGAACGGAATTTACACGCTCAGTTCGCCAAGTGGCCCACGGATGACGGTGGACACGGGAGGTAACGGAGTTTTCGCAGGCAACATGTCGTGCCAGGGTGTGTACGCATCAGGTGGGTTGTTCCAGATTGCACCTAACTACTACATGCAGCGTGGTAACGATGGTCACTGGCGGTGGGTAGAGGGTGGCACAGTCAACATGGAACTGTCGAATGATGGTAACATGGCCGCACTGGCAGCAATCACCGCAGGCGGTAGTGTGTTTGCTGGTGTCAACGTGGTAGCGTCACAGAATGTCTTTGCAAGCGGTAACCAGATGGTTATGGGCAACGGAGGCGCCGGTCGCCTGTTGCAGATGAGTCCAAGCTGGTACTGGGAGTGGAACTCATCCAATGGCACACTCATATGGAATACGCCATCAGGCTACGAGTGGATCATACACGGTGCAGGTCAGTGCTACAACGAACGTGCATGGGTTGGTGGACATGGTGCGTATCAGGACTTGTCGGATGAGCGGTCCAAGCGTGATGTGAAGCCTGCGAACGAGGGCCTCGACGCAGTGTGTGCCATCAAGCCAATCAAGTTCATACGTGTTGGCATGCCTGAGGCGAAGGTAGAGTTGGGCTTCTCTGCACAACAGCTTGCTGATGTGTTGCCTGAGGCTGTCACTGAGACGACGATGGCGTTGTTGCCAGGAGCCGCACGCGAGGACAGTGATCCACCATCGTTGGCAGTAGCGACTACACCGATTGTGGCTGCACTGGTGAATGGCATGAAGGAATTGGTTGCACGCATTGAAGCGTTGGAGGGAACACGTGCCTGAACATGCAATTGATGGCAACGCGACTACTGCTGTGATCATGCAGAACCATGAGTGGCAGGTCGTGTTGGGTGTGCTGCGTAAGCATCCGTATGAGGTGGTTGCGCCACTGATTGAGAAGATCGTTGGTCAGTGCGTCCAGCAGGCGATGAGCGATGCCGTTCCATCTCGAACGAGTTGACGCCAACAACATCGCCCATGTGGTTGCACTCGGCAAGGAGCTTGTCGCACTCGGCACGTTTGGACAGACGGGACCTGAGTTCGACTGGGACTACACGCTGAGAAGTACTCAACACGTGTTGACGAATGAGCGATACTATCTGGCTACGGCAGTGGATGACAGCGGTGCGTATGTCGGGTTCGTGGCGGGGCACCTCGACTTGTTCTTCTTTGCACCGAAGCTGATGGGTATCGAGGACTGCTGGTATGTGAGAGAGCACACACCGAGTAGGGGCAAGATCGCTGCGGCACTGATGATGTCGTTCGTGGACTGGTGCTACCTGCATGGTGCGTTGCTGGTGCAGAGCGGAGACATAGCGTCGATCAACACCATTGGCGTAGATGCACTGTATCGTAGGATGGGGTTCACTCGGTATGGTGTGATCTACAAGCATGCGAGGGATGTGTGATGTTCAATGAAGGTGGTCAGGTAGATCGCTCCTTCGCAGCCATACCACGTGGCGGCAAGGGTGGTGGCGGTGGTGGACAACAGCAGTTGGAACCACGCTCGTATGTCGATCCGGTGACTGGACGAACGTTCACTGATCCTGGTCCACCGATACCTGGTGGTGGCTTCTTCGGTACTGGTAAGTCAGGCTCGGAGCAGTTGAACGAGTTCATTGCACAGCGTGAGGCTGGTGAGAAGACAGCGAGTGAGCAGGCTGCTGCTGATAGGCAGACGCAGGCTGCAACCAACGAGTCGCAGTTCCAGACCAACAGGACGAATGCGTACAACACCGCATTGCAGAACACCATTCGTCAGTTCCAGTTGGCTGGGCTTGATCCTAATCAGTATATGGAGTCGGACATCAAGCCTCGGTTGGCTGGTATACAGAGTAGCATCCAGGACTTGGACCCCAACCCGAGTGCTGCGTTCTCGCCTGACCTCGGCAACACCATCATCAATGACCTGACAGGTGGTGCACGCACGAGTGCACTGAACAGGCTCAACAGCATCTTCACGCCCACGTATGCACAGTCCAACCTGCCGAGCAGCATCGCGTCGCCATACATCGACCAGATCGTGAGTGAGCAATTCGATCCGCTGAACGCACAGCTTACCAATGCACAGAAGCGTGGCATCCTGAACGACACGGGCTACAGTGCAGCACTGAACACGCTTGGCCAGAAGCAGACAGGTGCTCGCTCGACGGTGCAGTCGCTTGGTGAGAACATCCTCAATGAGGAGCGTGGGTCGCTGAATGACTATATTAACTCGGCACGTGGTGCAGCGAATGCTACAACCCTGAACAGCCAGTTCGATCCAGGCGCATACACGAGTGGTGCGCAGAGCATGATTGCGTCTGACGTGGGCAACTTCGGTGGTGCACTGCGGAACGCGGTTGGTTCTACGCAGTTCGCTAGCCTGAGTGACCTGCTGAATGCAGGCGGTGCAGTACAGGGTGCAGTGAACACGTCACCACTGGATGCAAGTGGCGGTGTGCCAAAGGCTGGTGCTGCACCTGGGATCATTGATGAGTTGGCTAAGCGACCGAGGGGCTTGGGTAACACCGGAGCGTTCTGATGTTGGCTGGTCTAGAGATACAGCCTGAGGCGCTGGTCGATGTGATCGGTGAACTGGACAGTGTGCTGTATGACTACTGGAAGTCCACTGATGCGCACAAGGGTGTGCCTCCATTGGCGATGGACTGGTGGGCGTTGCAGCGGTTGGAGGCAGCCAACGCGTTTGTGTGTCTGGTAGCACGACAGCAGCGGCAGGTGCTTGGGTTCGTGCAGTACATGCTGTTCATGCACTTGCACCACAAGACGACACGGTTCGGTCACTGCGACATCCTGGCTGTGCGGCCCATGCATCGTGGTAAGGGCGTAGGTCGTGCACTGATCAAGTCAGGTGAGGTGGAGTTGCGACGACGTGGTGTGAAGCGCATCGTGCATGCACAGCGGAGTGTGTACGACGTGCCACCGCTGTTCCCGAAGCTGGGCTACACGGCGACTGAAACCGTCTACATGAAGGCACTGTGACATGGCGATCTCAGCTATTGCCGCTATTGGCTCACTGCTTGCAGGTGGTGCGGCAGTCGCGTCGGCTGCTGGTGCACAGAACAGGCAGCCTCAGCAGAGCGCACTCGCCATGCGGCAGTTGCAGGATGCTGAACAGAACACGCGGTATCAGCAAGCACTCAATGCACTAGCGACACGCAGGTCCACGGCTGGTTACCAGGACAGCTTCGGCTCGTCACTACAGTATGACCCAGCGACGAACACGTGGATCAGCACTGAAGGTCAACTGCCACAGACTGCTGACCTGAGTGCACTGCTCAACACGATTGCACGCAACACCACTGATGCAGGACAGCAGCGGTTCGCCAATGCACGTGCGTCACAACGTGCAACGCTTGCTGAGCCTGGAGCTGATAGGGCCATTAGGGACTTCAACATCTACCAGCCAGTGAATGCCAACGAGATCACTGGTGCACTGACTACGCAGGCAGCGAATGCCAACTCTGATGCATACCGCAACGTGCTGGCTGACACACTGCGGCAGTTCTCACGCACAGGTACTGCGGCTGCACCAGTGATTGCGTCCATCGGCAGTAAGTCAGCGAATGATCTGCGTAGCTCGTTGGTGGATGCGCGGTTGAAGGGCATGGGTGCGGCTGACGAGATCAACCGGTCACGGATTGGCACACTCGGTAGCACTGCTGCAACTGCGTCTGGTCTGGCCAGTCCGCAGTTCCAGGC